CAAAAGCACGGTTGATGGCTTGACTTCTTTGAATACCATCTTGACCAACGAAGAGAAGAAGAGAGAGAACATTCAAAAGGGCATTGCATTGGTTGAAATTGCCATTGATAGTGCGATTGCGTTTTCGGGGTTGAATGCGGAATCTGCTCAAGCATCTGCAAAGGTCGCTGGTATTCTCGGACCTGCAACTCCTTTGTTCACCGCTGCATATTATGCTCAAGGTGTGGCAAGAATTTTGGCGAATGTAGCAAAGGCAAAACAAATCCTTTCCGGTGGAAGTGGTCAAGGTGGTGTGAGTGCGTCACCCATTGCAATCAATCCTCCTAATTTGACATCATCTTCATTGCCTACGGAAACTGGTGCGGGATTTCCGCAGAAAGTATTTGTAACGGAAGGTGATATAAGCCGATCACAAGCAAGGGTTGGAAACACAAAAAGGGTATCTGTTGTACGATAATGCTATTTGAATAAGATGAAACTTCCAGTTTACAAATTAGACATCAACGAATTTGACGAGGAGACAGGCATTGACTTTGTTTCTCTTGTTGAAAACGCAGCCATTCAAAAGGACTTTCTAGCATTCAGCGAAACGCCTATCAAATTTGCCATCCAAGATGAGGAGAAAAGAATCGTTACTGGTGCTGCGATGATTGCCGATTTACCCATCTATCGCAGAGATGACATTCGTGGTGAATACTATGTGGTTTTTGACAAGGAATCTATCTTCAAGATTGCGAAGAAGTGGGCGAGGTCAAACCAGTACAACTCCGTGAACGCACATCACAAAACACCCATAATGAATGGAGTGAGTTTGTTTGAATCATACATCATAGATCGTGAAAGAGGTGTGATGCCACCAAAGGGATTTGAAGAGGTTGCCGATGGGAGTTGGTTTGTCTCTTATCTCATTGACAACGATGAAGTTTGGTCACGAGTGAAATCCGGTGAGTTCAAAGGGTTCTCCGTTGAGGGTGTTTTTGACTTTCCTGAAGATAAAGAAGAACAACTCCTTGAAGCCGTGAAAGACCTTCTCTCCAAGTGGAATGGCAAATAAAATTGCAACAAGTAAAAACAAAATCTAATTTATATCAAAATGAACGCAAAAGAAACACTCAAGGAAATCCGCACGATGTTGGGATTCTCCGAAGAAGAAATCAAAGTTGAGATGGCAACTGCCACCTTGACTGATGGAACTGTCATTTCTTATGATGGGGAATTGGCGGTAGGTACTGCCATCTTCGTACAAACTGCTGAAGGCGACATCCCAGCACCTGACGCAACTCACGAGGTTGAAGGTGGTATGTTGGTAACAACTGTTGACGGTATCGTTACTGAAATCGTTGAACCCGAAATCGAAATCGAAATCGAAGCCAAAGAAGAGTTTGCAACTGTATCTCATTTCAATGATGTTGTGAGCAAGTTGGAAAGTGCAATCGCAGAATTGTCTGCAAAGGTTGTTGCATTGTCCGAGGTTAACAGCAAACAAAAAGAAGCAATGAGCAAAGCAATTGACCTGATTGAAAAGGTTGCTGATTTGCCAAGCGAAACCCCAATCAAAACCCCCGTTTCAAACAAGAAGAACGATCAGTTTGAAGCACTTAAAAAATTCAAAAACGCAATAAACAAATAAAACTATGTCATTCTCTGTAGGATCACTCGCAAATTACACCAACGAACAATCAACTGATTTGTTGGTTAAGGCTCTTTTCGGGAGCAAAACTGCAACCTTGTTGCAATCTTCTAACCAAGTTCAGGTAGGTGTAAAATCTGCATCTGCTTTGAACATCCTTGCTTCAACCGTTTTCTTCCAAGCCGATGGCTGTGGTTACAATCCAAGTGGAACAACTGCCTTCACTCAAAGAAACATCACCGTTGGTGCTGTAAAAGTTGAAGAAACTCTTTGCCCAAAGACATTGGAAGCCAAGTGGATGCAAACTCAAATCATGCCCGGTTCACCAACTATGGTTCCTTTTGAAGAGCAGATCGGTGCTGAAAAGGCTGCCGTTATCGCACAAACTTTGGAAGTTGCAATGTGGCAAGGTGATACCGCTTCTGGTAACCCTAACTTGAACCGTTTCGATGGTTTCAACAAAATCATTGCTGCCGCTTCTCCAGTATTGGCGAACGCTGCTCCAACTACCTTCACTTCAATCACCGCTGCAAACATCGATGACATCTTGGATCAGGTTTACGCCAACATCCCTGCTGCCGTTGCTGAAAAGAGTGACTTGGTTTGTTTCTTGGGAGTTGATGCCTACAAATTGATGTTGGTTAACTTGAAGAACGCTAACTTGTTTCACTATGTTGCCGATGCTGCCACTTCAATGGAAATGGTTTACCCCGGTACAAATATGAAGTTGATTGCTGTTGGTGGTTTGAACGGAACTAACAAGATTGTTGCTGGTTCTTTGAGCAACTTCTTTATGGGTACTGACTTGATTGACGAGCAAGAAGAAGTGAAAATGTGGTACAGCATCGACAACGATGAGGTACGAGTTCGTTTCACTTTCAAGGCTGGTGTTCAGGTTGCATTCCCCGGCGAAATCGTTTACTTCACCCTTTAATCTTTTTAACTGATGGCTTGTTTACTCACACAGGGATTCACTCTTGACTGCAAAGATGCAGTCGGAGGTATCAAATCAATCCACTTAATTTCTTGGGTTGATTCAAAGTTCACCGTTGCAAGTGGTGAAGTAACTGCCACAACTGTTGCAAGTGGAGATGTTTATGATTACGAGTTGCCAAAAGGTACTGGATCATTAACAACCACAACCAATGTATCTGTTGAGAACGGAACATCATTCAATCAATCGGATGTTGTTTTCAAACTTCGCAGATTGTCAACCACCAAGCGTAACGAAATGAAGCTCCTTGCTCAAGGTCGTTGCTATTGCATCGTTAAAAACAACAACGATGAGTATTGGTTGGTTGGTAAGGAGTACGGATGTGATGTGACTGCAATGGTTGCAAACACTGGTACTGCTATGGGCGATAGTAACGGTTATGAAGTTACTCTTTCTGCTATCGAAGCGGAAGCACCTTACAAATTGCAAAGTTCAGTTGTTACCGCTTTAGGTATCTAATTGATTCTTGTTTCATAGGTCAAATGGGGAGGGCAATATGCTCTCCCTTTTTTTGTTACATATTTTTACTCTCGCTATTTTGTAGAGATGTTGGTAATTGAAAAAGCGGAATCAAAGAATTGGTATTTAACGCTGACTGAAAAAGTCACGATTGCAAATCCATACTTTCTTTTTGCGTTCACTCACAGAACTACCAATGAACAAACGGTTGCAATCCTAACCGACATTTCAACACACCCTGACAGATACAACGAATTTGCAGTTGTTGAGGGTTCAACATTCACTTTGGATGCTGGAGAATTTGAATATGTCGTTTATGCTCAAACATCACCAACCAATTTGTCTCCAGCATTGGCAGATGAAGAGGTTGAAAGCGGAATCCTGAAGGTTCAATTTGATGTCACACGCACTTCATACGAGGTTACTCTCAACGAGAAAATCTACGAGATAGAACAACCCACACAAATACTATTCTTACTGCTTGAAAATGGGGATTTTCTTCTTCAAGAAAGCGGTGATAAAATCATACTATAATGGCAGATCAAAAGATATCCCAATTAACCACCATCGTCACCGTTGACACGGCATCGGATTTGTTTCCCATTGTTGATACATCGGCAGCGGAGACAAAGAAAATCACACCATCAGCGTTGAAAACTGCATTGGCGTTGAACAATGTAGACAACACAAGCGATGCAAACAAGCCGATAAGTTCAGCCACACAGACGGCATTGGATGCGAAACAAGCAACCCTTGTAAGCGGTACCAATATCAAGACCGTAAACAACACAAGTTTGTTGGGAAGCGGTAACATTTCTATCAGTTCGGCAGTTGCTTGGGGTGGGGTTACTGGCACTTTGTCAAACCAAACAGATCTACAAACGGCATTGGATGGCAAGGTTGATGAGAACACCGCAATCACTGGAGCAACCAAAACAAAAATCACCTACGATGCGAAAGGTTTGGTAACTGCTGGAGCAGATGCAACCACAGCAGACATCGCAGATAGCACAGAC